AACTCAACCGATTTATCTATAGAACGTATAGGCAGAAGTGAGTATTTAGAAATACCAGATAAAAGTAGCACTGGTAGACCTACTCAATATTTTTTAGATAGAAAAACAACACCAGTGGTAAAGTTGTGGCCAGTTCCTGATACAGCTTTTACCTATAAGTTAATAAGTAATAACATACAGCGTATAGATGATGTATTAACCTCAGCTGAGGATCCAGACATACCCTCTAGATTTATGCCTTGTTTAGTTAGTGGATTAGCTTATTATATCTCAATGAAAAGAAGCCCTGAGAGAGTTTCTTTATTAAAACAACAATACGAACAAGATTTTAAACTAGCTGCAGAGGAAGATACACCAAGAGTTTCTATGAGGTTAGTTCCTAGTAGGAGTAATTATTAATGCCAGCACATAAGAAAAAAGGTTTATGGGCTAATATACACGCCAAACGTAAAAGAATCAAAGCAGGTTCAGGTGAAAAGATGCGTAAAAAAGGTGCTAAGGGTGCACCAACTAAAGCTCAAATGTCTGCTGCTAAAAGAGGTTCTAAAAAAGTAACTAGAAGAAGACGTGTCAAAAAGAAAAGGTAAAAAGAAAGATCCTAAAGTAGGTACAGGTAAAAAACCTAAAGGGTCAGGAAGAAGATTATACACAGATGAAAACCCTAAAGATACTGTTAGTATTAAATACGCAACTCCAGAAGATGCTAAGAAAACTGTGGCTAAAGTTAAAAAAAGCGGTAAGTCATTTGCTAGAAAAATTCAAATTCTAACAGTTTTAGAACAACGTGCTAGGTTTGCAGGTAAACCTAGACAAGCAAGTATAGCGAAAAAAGGTAAAGAGGCTATAAGAAAAAGTAGGAAGAAAAAATAATGGCATATGCTGCAGGTAAAAAATCAAGAGCTAGGTGTGATAGATGTGGTTTTGTTTATAAGTATTTAGAACTTAGAGAAGAATGGAACGGTTTAAGAACATGTCCAGAGTGTTTTGAGCCTAAACACCCTCAACTTGACCCAGAACACCATAGAACAGACCCTGAAGCTTTACGTAACCCTAGACCTACAGAAGTACCGCCAACCACTGGATACGGTATAGTTAGAACAGAAAACACAAAAGACTCATTAGGAGTAACTGGGTTATCCATGAACATAACCCATAACGATACTATAGGCAGTAGTTTTGATCTTCAAAACTTAGAGGCTAGTCTAGGTGTCGTAACTATAGTAACATAATACCATGAGTTGGACTTTAAGTACATTAAAAACAGCCATACAAGATTATGCTGAAAGCACAGAGTCATCTTTTGTTACTCACTTACCTGATTTTATAAAGAGTGCTGAAGAGCGTGTTTTAAAAAGCGTACAGCTTGATGTATTTAGAAAAAACGTAACAGGAACAGGCACGGCTAGTAATACTTATTTAGCTATGCCTACTGATTTTTTATCACCTTTTAGTTTAGCAGTAATAGACAGTAGTAATAACTACAATTATTTAAAACTAAAACATGTTTCTTTTATACGTGATTTTACACCTGCTGCAGGTACAACATCACAACCTAAATATTACGCTGAGTTTGATGAGTCCTCTTTTATATTAGCCCCAACACCCAATAGTAATTTTACTTTTGAGCTTCATTATTATTACAGACCTACTTCGTTAACAGCGACAGCTACAGGCACAACATGGTTGTCAACTAACGCTACTAATGCATTATTGTACGGTAGTTTAGTGGAGGCTAACACATACTTAAAGTCCTTTGAAACAACCCCTGTATACGAAGCTAAATTTCAAGAAGCTTTATCATCACTTAAAAACTTAGGTGAAGGTAAATCAACTAGAGATCAATACAGATACGACGAAATTAGGAGATCTCCACAAGCATGATTATAAAAGAATTAGAGGGCAAGGATATTGCCATAGTTGCTATGGGCGAAAGTCAACTAGACTTTCACCTTAGTTTAGTGCATTCAAACACATACGATGAAGTATGGGCTATAAATTGTATGGGAGCAGTTATAAACTGTGATAAAGTATTTATGTTAGATCCAGTCAGTAGGTTTTTAGATACCGAAGACGCTGGTACCCAAACAGGTATAATGCGTAGATGGTTACCTGAAAATGAAGTACCTATACTAACCTGCGAACTAGATGAAAGAGTACCATCATTAACTATGTATCCACTAGAAGAAGTAGCACAGTATGGTGATTGTGCTTACCTTAATAATACAGTTGCGTATGCTATAGCTTACGCTATGTATCAAAAAGTTGGTAGTGTTAATTTATTCGGTATAGACTTTAGTTATAAAGGTAATATACATTTTGCAGAAGCAGGTAAAGCTTGTTGTGAGTTTTGGTTGGCTAAATGTATAGAAAAAGGTATACATATTAAAATAGCTCCTCGCTCTGGTTTACTAGACACTAATTTACCAATCAATGAAAAACTGTATGGTTACCATAGGCTAGAAGATCCTGATATACTGATAATAGACAATGAAGGAACATACAGAAAAGTTAAACTTTCTTGGTATGAAAATATGTTAAGAAACGAAAAACTCAAAAACATAACTGAGATTAGAGATGTGATGGATGGACCACCAGAGGCTACAAGGTATTAAATGTTAGATAATTCAGAAAGCGGATTAGGGTTAATAACTGTAGCGACAGAGAATAACAAAGGTCACTCACCTGAGTACTGGGCGAAAAGAGCTACAGAAAGAATATGCGGCATATCAGAAAATGCAGCTCCTCATATAAGACAACAAGCAGAAGCTTATAAACTTTCTATTTATGAAACAATACTATATCATATTAAACAGGCGATTAACAGTGAACGTTGTACTATGAAGAATCTGTTAGTCAAACAAGGAGATAAAGATTTAGCTAATATTTTACAGGAGCTTAAATAAATGGCGATATCATCAACATTAGTAACCAGTTTTAAAAAAGAACTATTAACAGCTACTCATAATTTTACTGCTAGTTCAGGTCATACTTTTAAATTAGCGTTATATACCAGCTCAGCTACTTTAGGTGCCACTACTACAGCTTACGTAACAACAGGTCAAGCCACAGGTACTAACTATACAGCAGGCGGTGCTAATTTAACAGCAGTTACACCTACTTCAAGCGGTACTACAGGTTTTACAGACTTTTCTGATTTAACTTTTGGCACAGCTACAGTAACAGCTAGAGGTTGTTTAATATACAACAGCTCACAAAGTAATAAAGCAGTAGCTTCAATTGACTTTGGTGGAGATAAAACTTCAACAGCTGGTGACTTTACTATACAGTTCCCCGCAGCAGCAGCAAGCACAGCGATTATACGTATAGCGTAAGTTATGGCTAACATAACTGGCTGGGGCAGAGGCACTTGGGGTGAAGGTGCTTGGGGCAATCCCATACCCGTTACCCTTACTGGTTTAAGTGCTACTAGTTCACTAGGCACAGTCTCTGTAAAAGGCGAAAGTAACCTTACCGTAAACGGTCTATCTCTAACAGGTAGCTTAGGCACTCCCGTAGTTATAGCTAAAGCTAATGTAAGTGTTAGCGGTCTAAGTACAACTTTAGCTATAGGCTCAGTAAGTATAGTGGCTAAAGCTATAGTTGCGCCAAGTAGTCAAGTAGGTACTAGTGCTTTAGGTACACCCAGTATAAAAGGTGAGGCTAACTTAAACGTAAGTGGTTTAAGCACAACTTCATCTTTAGGCACAGTAGCAACAGATTGTGAGGCTAATGTAACACCTAGCGGACAAGTAGGAACCACTACTTTAGGAACTATAATAGCTAAAGGCACAGCTAACGTAGGGTGTCCTGCAGTTTCGGCTACTTTAGGTAATGTTTCCGTTACCATATCAGGTGATTGTAGTGTAATACTAACTACGGGACTAGTAAGTAATACAGCTTTAGGCAACGTAAGCACAATCGCTGATGCTAACATATCTCCAAGTTTAGGTGCCAGTACATCTTCTTTAGGCACCATAGCTATAAAAACACAAAATGTAGTTTCGATAAACGGAGTTC